GCGAGACAGAGGTGACTCACAGCTTTGTAGAACTTAAGTACCGTCTTGGTAGCTACTACGTATTTAATAATCAAGTGCCGCATATGGTGCTTAACTTTAACGAGTCACGGTATTTGATGAGCATAGAGTTTGAAGCCGACAAAAACGAATTAACTTTTGATCAACTGATGAGAGAAATGAAATGAACAAAAATCACATGATTAGAGTAAGAGTGGATACAAAAACAAAAGAAGTGGTTAGCGCAATTTTTAAGAAAAATGGGATAAATACGTCAATAGCTATACGAATGTATTTACATCAGATATTGAATAGGGCACAAAAGAAATGAATGAACAAGACCTAAGAGATTGCTTTGCTATGTTTGCTTTAGCTGGATTATTGATGAGGGGTAACAACAAACTAATAGAGATACCTGAAGGAGCATACGCAATAGCAGACCATATGCTCGAAGTCCGTAATAAAGTAGAAGATGATGGTGGTATCACCACAATTAAAAAGAGGAAGTATGTCAGAAAAGATTGATGGTAATAGGGATAAACGTTTCTGTACAAGTTGTCAGACCGTGCGACCAGCAGAGTACGGCAAGATGATTACGTCGGGCAAGATTACAAGGTGGAAATGTACGGCTTGTTCCGAAAGAATAAGTAACGCTAAATATGCTAAGAAAAAAGGGGAGGGCGATGCGTAAATTATTAGGAGTATTACTAGGTGTATTCACCATTGGTGTATGTAGCGCACAGATGGTAACGTACTTAGATGCGAATGGTAAACCGTTTATGTACTCTAGCAAGGTCGGTGGTCAGACTTTATATATGGATCAGAACGGTAAACCTGTTGCGTACAAAGTATCTCCAAAGACATCTGGCCCGTGGGTCGATCCGATAAACACACCATCATTTGTTTTTCCTTTGGTTAGCCCACCGTTTCCTGGGCCCGCACCGTCAAGTTTACCCAGCTTACCAACACTACCCGAACTACCTACCTTGAAAGGACTTTAAAGTGACAACATTTACATCAGATGACAGAGAAGAAGCATACAAAAAGATATTGGAAGAAGCGGTAGAGCCAATTCCGTTTGCGGGGCTGGTGCAGTTGCAAGAATCAAAGCACACAAAGACAGACTGCGATGAAGCGTTCTTTAGCCTAGGTAAGTTGATGGCACGTTTGCCGTTAGATGAAGCCAAGCGTCTTGAGATGATGGTGCGGATTATTTGTAGTTACGTGGGACAGTTAGAAAAAGAGAACGATAGGCTAAGAAATGGTGACGAGTTTGATATGGATGGTCGTTGCTAATGAAGCTAATAACGATTGACTTTGAAACCTTCTACGAGAAGTCTACATTCAGCTTATCGAAGCTAACCACCGAGGAGTACGTGCGGGATGATCGCTTTGAGGTGATTGGTGTAGCCGTTAAAGTTAATGATGGCGAGACCGAGTGGGCGAGTGGTACACACAAACAGATCAAGGGTTGGCTCGAAGGGTTTGACTGGGCGAACTCAATGGCGATTGCACACAACATGATGTTTGACGGATTCATCCTGTCAGAACGCTTTGGCATATTCCCTAAAGTCTATGCAGATACCCTGTCTATGGGTCGAGCCATTCATGGTGTTGAGGTAGGGGCAAGTCTTGCCGCACTTGCAGAACGCTACAAACTAGGTACTAAGGGTGACGAAGTGATTGCCGCTTCAGGTAAGAACCGATTGGACTTCACAGACGAAGACCTTGATAGATACGGTGACTACTGTGTGAATGACGTGGAGTTAACCTATAAGTTGTTCAGTGCGATGATTAAGAAGGGCTTTCCGAAGACCGAGATGAAGTTGATTGACTTGACTACTCGCATGTTCACACGTCCGCTACTTGATCTAAACCTAAACCTACTTGAAATGCACCTTGTAGATATTAAGGAGAAGAAGGAGAACCTATTAGTTCTTGCTGGTATTGAGGACAAGGGCGAACTCGCTTCAAATCCAAAGTTTGCCGAGTTATTGAAGCAGTTGAATGTCCCCGTGCCGATGAAGATTAGCCCGATTACGGGTAAAGAAACATTTGCATTGTCCAAGAACGACGAGGAGTTTAAGGCTTTGGCTGAACACCCGAACGTAGTGGTACAGGCTTTAGTTGCGGCAAGGCTGGGTACGAAATCAACGCTGGAAGAAACTAGGACAGAGCGATTCATTGGGATCGCCAAACGAGGGTTGATGCCAGTTCCCCTAAAATATTATGCGGCGCACACGGGAAGGTGGGGTGGTAGTGATTCCCTAAACCTGCAGAACTTGCCAAGCCGAGGGGACAACGCAGGGAAGTTAAAGAAGGCTATTATTGCACCCGAAGGGTACTCAGTTATTGATGCCGATTCAAGTCAGATTGAGGCACGGGTGTTGGCATGGCTGGCAGGACAGAACGACTTAGTTGAAGCGTTTGCGAAAGGTGAAGATGTCTACAAAATCATGGCGTCTGCTATATATAGCAAGGATGCTGAAGAAATTACGAAGGAAGAGAGGTTCGTGGGTAAGACGACGATTCTCGGTGCGGGGTACGGCATGGGTGCGGCAAAATTCGGAGCACAGCTTAAGACGTTTGGAACTACGGTATCGGAAGCTGAGGCACGACACATTATCCAAATCTATCGAGAGACGTACCCCCATATAGTAGGACTATGGCGACAAGCGCAGTTGGCGCTGGAAGCAATAAGTAAGGGCTACACAACATCTTTAGGTAAGGTGGGTGTACTTAGTATCGAGCCCAACGAGAAGGGTATCAGACTACCGAGTGGCTTGTTGATGCGGTACGACCAGCTTGTTGCGGTGCGGGATGAGAAGGGTATGCAGTATCAGTACAAGACCCGTTACGGATGGAATAAAATCTACGGTGGTAAAGTTATCGAGAACGTATGCCAAGCTATTGCTCGTTGCATCATTGGTGAGCAGATGATCTGTATAGCCAAGCGTTACAACGTGGTGCTAACAGTACACGATGCAATTGCCTGTGTAGTAAAAGACGAAGAAGTATTAGAAGCCCAAGCCTATATTGAGGAGTGCATGAAGTGGACACCTAAGTGGGCAGATGGATTACCAGTAAGTTGTGAATCAGGTTATGGAAAGAGTTATGGAGACTGTTAATGGAAGAATTTAATATAAAAGTATCCGTCAGGAATAACCTCATTCTTCAAGCCATTAAAAATCAAGGATACACAAATGTAGCTACATTTTCCAAAGAGTGTGAAGTATCTCTTACGGGGTTGTATGGGTTGATAAATTTAAAAGAAGCACCTCTAACTGTTGACGGCGAATTCAGCAAGGTAGCAAAGCAATTGATGGAAGCCCTTGGAGCTTGTCCTGTTGAACTATGGACTGATGAACAGTTAACTATGAGATTAAAAAAGAATGTGGTTGAGCGAGTACTCAACAAAGAGAGTTTGCAAATAGCCTTACAAAATAATGCACGTAGTCTTATTGGGCTTGATTATCCCGAGCAAGAAATAGCAGAGGCAGATAGCGTAAGGGTAATTAGCGATAAATTAGATAGTCTTACCCCTCGAGAAGCTAAAATATTACGATTACGGTTTGGACTTGATAATGTTAAAGAACACACCTGTGAAGAAATTGGTGAATTGTTTAAATGTACTGGTGGACGTATTCAGCAAATTGAAGCTAAGGCTTTACGCAAGATGCGGCACCCATCAAGATCAGACGACTTAAGGAACTTATTAAATGAAGGTTGATTATTCATCCATGTATTTACACGCATTAAAGGAAATCAGGATGGCGCACGATGCCTTGGTATCTAACAAGTTTCAGGCGGCTTACGAGCATTGCTTAAACGCACAAACCGAGATGAAGTTAATGACAGGTGCAGTTAGGACATGGATTCCCGTTGAGGACACAGAATGAACGACCCAATAAATCATCCGAAGCATTACACCAATCACCCTAGCGGAGTAGAGTGCATTGAGATTACAGAACACATGGGGTTCAATCTAGGTAACGCACTCAAATACATATGGCGGTGCGACCTTAAAAGAGATGCCGTTGAGGACTTGTGTAAAGCCCGTTGGTATATTGACCGTGAGATTGCTAAGAGAACAAAAAATGACTAAACCTATCTCGTGGTCGTACTCCAGCATTAAGTTGTTTGACCAATGCCCCAAGAAGTACTACCACCTGCGGGTCCTCAAAGACGTTAAAGAACCACCAACGGATGCGATCTTATACGGTAAACAGTTCCACGAAGCAGCCGAGCTATACATAAGAGATAACACCCCAATACCCCCGCAGTTTGCTTTTGCCAAGAACGCATTGGATAACCTAAAGCAGTTAAAGGGTGATAAGCATTGCGAACTAGAGATGGGTTTAACCGAGAACTTAGAGCCGTGTGACTTCAAAGACCCGAACGTGTGGTGGCGGGGGGTAGCCGACCTAGCCATTATTGACGGCACAAAGGGTAGAT